AGTTGTGGATATACGGCCCGTCGAGCAGCACGCTTTCGGCTTCAGCCGGGGTCAAGAGGATCTGGTCATCGCTCACGTTGCGTCTCCATCGTGTGAAATGATCAAGCGACAGCCAGGTCCCAACGCGGATCGCCCGTCGTCAAAAAGCTGCGAAGGGCAATGGCCGCCTGCGAAGGAGTAATAGCGGAGAGATAGCCGCACGCTCTCCCTATGCCGAAAAGAGAGTTGAGCGTTCTGTTAGACCTCAGATCCCAATCCTCAATTTCCCCTTTGACGATTTCGGGGAAGGCTGATCCGCCTGAAATATGATACGCCCAACCGGCGATGCAGCCGATAGTGCCGCATGCGTTGTCCAGCGTAGCCGCCATGTTGAACTCGTTCGGTTGTCTCGGCTGGGCCGCCCATGGCGCATCCGCATGCACAAGCTCTTCGCGCTCAAGCATCCCGAGTACCTTGATCAGAGACTGGAGCTCGACATCGCTAAGATCGAGTTCAGCGGCGGACTTAAAGTTCTGTGCGAGCATTTCTATTCTCCAGGGTGTTGATTGTCGTGAATGATCAAAGAACAAGGAACTGAGGACAGCCCCAGCGCCCGAGTGCGGTGTTGAGGTGTCCAAGATGCAAGCCGGCATCTGGATCAACCCAGATCAGGTTGTCCTTGTCGGTGAACTTTGCATCGTCCAAGGCGATCCAGTCCGTCACCTCGGAGTGACGGCTAAGCCATTCGAGAACCGCCAGATCGCGGGGAATGGATGGATATTTTGTTTTCATGTCCGCGTGGATCATGTCCTCCGGCAACCCGGCCTTCACAATCGCGACCTCGATATCATCAACGCCGTCGATCGCGTTGTTGTGGGTGGTGTTGAAAACCACCTTGGCGTCGCCGCGCTTGCAAATCTCGCGCACCACGGCGACTGGGATAGCCGGAATGACGCGATGCCATGAGCACATGCGCTCGATCAGGAACATGGAATACGGGATAATCGGCCCGTCGATATCTAGAAAGACGATGCGGCTCATTGCTCGGTTCCTGTTTGATCATGCGGAGGGACGGAAAATGAAGGAACGTGCCAAGTCTGAATTGGAATCGGCATAGCCTTCAAAGCTTCGACGTAGACGCGCCCGCGCTCCGTTATGCGGTACGTTCCGGGCCGATAGCCGAGTCCGATCGGATGCGATCTCGGGTCAATCTCGATCAGCGCCATCGTCTCCGCTAGATCGCGGATCATCTCGCGCAGTTCATCGTTCCACTCGCCGTCTCGCCAATCCTCGGGTGAATAGTAGTAGTGGAGCACGATTTCGATCTGGAGCGGGCTCATGCTGCGTCTCCATCAGTCGATGCGATCGAAGCTCTGATCTTTTCAGCCTTGGCGCGGAAGGCGGCTTCGACCTCGCGAACGGTTACAAATTCCGTGTCGCCATCGCCTGACTGGCATTTCTGGCCGTTGCACCAGAACACTTGCCGCGGGATGCTGACCGGCTCAAGGACGATGGCCGCCGCTTGCTCGACCTGATCGGCAAACTCCCTACGCAAGCCAGCTTCGACGCTGGCGGCCTGCTTCCATTCAGCAAGCTCCTTGCGAAGCTCAAGGATCTCCAATTCCCGCTGCGTGGCGTTGTATCCGCTCGCAGGCTGCGACTGAACGGGAGTGGCATGCTCCAATACCAAATCCATGCCGGCCGGTCTCCCATATAGGGCTCTAGCCTTCGCAAAAGCATCCTGCACCGTCGATGCCTGTACGATTTCGACACCCTCGGCCATTTCGACGCCATTGACGTAACGGCGAAAGCAGAATGGGGCCGCCGGCTCTTGCGTCGCACTGGCTGCGGGGTGGAGTGAATCGGTGGCGTCAAGTGCGTTGGCCGCGATCCTAACCACCGTATCCAGCGCGTTAGAAAGCTCTTCCAAGTCCTCCGGGGCCGGGCCACCCATGCGCAAGGCTGTTTCTCGCTTAGTGATGTCGATAAGAGCATTGCGCAGGCGCTCTACATCACCCCTCGCTGCCGGCGATCGAGCACGAGTGGCACCAGTCGCGAGCGCGTGCCACTCGAATGCCGGCATGACGATGACGTGACCGCCGACATTGATACCGATGCCGCCTTCTTGAGTGACGTGGACGGAATCGGCGTAGTAATCGCCGCAACCCTCGTCTGGTCCACGCCAGACCTCGCGGTCTGTATTCTGGGCTTCGCCGATCGGCGCTCCTTCGGGCCATTTGCTGCCTGGCGTTAGGCCAGCCAAATGCACCTTTTTTCGCATGCAAGGATTAGTCGCGCAGACCTCGCGCGAAAACCCGCATTCGCAGGCCATCGATCCTTGGGCAAGATCGCCGCTCAGTTTTTCGGGATTGGTCATGGATAAGGCGTCCTGTTGAGTTTGGAGGGCGCAACGCCGCGAAAGTAGGGCGGATCGCGCCAGGTGTTGCCGCTCGGAATCGCGCGGCTCCAGTAGTCGAAACAGGCGTTCCAGAAATTGAGATAGAAGCTCACGAATAAATCCCCCATCCTCTTGGCCGCAAAATGCTGCTGAGCTTCACGCCGTTCTTGTTCTCGATGAACTGGCGAACGACCCACCGCGCGATCGTGATGGCGCCGATTAGCCAGATGATGTTGTTGATCAGAGTCATCGAAGCACCACCTCGCCGCTGATCTTCTTTTTCCACTTGCTGGTGCGCGAACAGGCGAAGCGCGAGGGCTTCTTGATGCCGAGGTGTCGCTTTTGAACACGGGAAACCTTGGCCTTGAGTTTCACGTCCAACTTTGTTTTTGCCTTGTGGCAGGGCGTGCAGAGATATTGCAGATTGCTTTCGCGATTTTCGCCGCCAAGGATTAGCGGGACGGTGTGATCGTATTCTCCGAATATGTCCTCAACCCCGCACTTTGCGCACTTGCCTTGCGCTTTCTGATAGACGCGGAGCATCACGCGCGGCGGTATCGCGCTGTCGGGCGTGCGGCCCCGCCATTCTGGCAATGATCGGCTCATGCCGCGTTCTCCTTCGGCTCGCTCCAGACAACGCCATTCTCCGCTCCCCATTGGTCGATAAAGTCCAAAAGCTCCGAAAATTCTTCTTTCGACAGGTCAGATGACGAGTGCCCATAAGGCACAAAAGTTGATCCATCGAGCGCGGGAAGGAATTGAACTTCCCGGCCAAGCGCATGAAGGAATAGAACCTTCCATTGATTGGTCGTATACTTCCTGCCGGCGTGGGTTTTCTGTGTCGCGATATCTGTCAGCGCACTCCAGAGCTTTGCATTTTGATCCACATTGCGTTGCGGCCCTTTGAAGTCGATCCGCGAGCCTGGAGGCGCACGGTCGATCCAGTTATGGGCCTTCTCGCGATCCGATCGGCCGTTGATGATGATCTGGGCGCGCCCGCTCATGCTGCGGACGCCTTCAAATCGGACAGGAGCGCGTTTTCGCCGCCGTGCGCGTGGATCGTCTTGACGATTAGATCAAGCTCATCATTGAACCGATCAACCTCGCTGGCGAGCGTCTTGATATAGGCTTCGTCACGGTAGGCGCGCTTGACGAAAAGCGGGATACCTGGCCAGTAAATGGCAATGTCCCACCATTCGCGGCCGGTGAGCCAAAGCGTTCCTTGCACCTGGGCCTTGTGCTCAGAGGGGAAGTCACCCTTCAGGATCACGTCAATGAGCAGATGCGGGAGCTTGGTCTTGATTTCCAAGCCGCCATGAGTGCCGATCAGGGAATCCGGCGAGCAGCCAGCGCGGCCATTGCGAACGAATCCGACGCGATCGAGCTCGGCGCTGGTTTGGAAAGTGTAAAGATCGCGCGCTTCATCCTCCAGCGCATGGCCACGCTCTGTATGCTCGTTGGAAAAGGATTCCATCGGCTCTCCGGTGATTATCTCGCCGGCCAGTTTGAGCATGTAGGTTCGGCGCGTCTTGCCTTCGCCCTTGGCGAGCAACTGGCTGAATGCGGAGGCCGTGGGAATCCCCATTCTGGCTTGCAACCATTCCGGCGAGTTCTGGGCGCAATGGATTACTTCGACGGTATTGATCACTTGGCGCTCCGGTAATTGGCAATTGCGGCCTTGCAGGCGTCGAAATGCTCGGAGGGGATATCCTCAAGCCGTTTTTTCTTTGCCCATGCGAGGAACGCCTTTTCGCTGGCGCCCTTGTCTTCAAGCGCCATTCGGAGTTCTTCGACCTGGGCACGGCTGATCGAGCCGGCAGGCGGGGTGTATTCCTCGGGCTCATCCTGTTTGCTCGATCGGCCGTCATCGTCATGGCTGGCGGCAAGTCCAAGCGCGGCTTTCAGCGTGTAGCGTTGCAAATAGGTGATGGTTGAGCCAATCCCCTGAATGCTGTTCTTATTGCCGCTCTCGTCGCGCCCGGCGTGCAGCGTCGTTTCCTCGGAATGTCCAACCCGGTGCGATACGATGCAGGTAACGGCAATCGGTTCGTTAAGATTTGATGTCACGCGGAAGCGGTAGGAAAGACCATGCTTCCCTAGGATCGGATCAACCGTGCGGGCGATCTCGGCCAAATCCTCGAAACGGTAGTTTGTGCGGCCCTTGCTGCTCGTGAAATCAACTTCCCGGTTCTTCCGGATGGTCGGGATTTCGGCCTTGGCGTCGGCAATGGCGTTGTCAAATGCCTTGCGCGCTGCAATCGCGTCCATTTCTTTTGCGAGCGCGACGGCTTCGCGGTACATTTCCACGTTGCCGGTCTGGAGCGCTGCGCGCACAATATCCATCGGTGCCGCAACAGTCGGAAGCGGCGAGGTCGGCCCGGTAGCCTGTAAAGCTGGCATGTTCATTGTACTCACTCCTTATGTGCTTCTTTGTCCTTGGCGATGGCTTGGTCGATCCGGCCAAGGGCGAGGGCGACCTTTTCGCGGGCTTCGGCGAGGATGGCGGTTGCGATGGGCTGGCCGGCTGGATGAGTGAGATTGAACGCAAGTCCGTCCGCATCATCGGCAAGCCATCGCGCGTACAGGTCGATACGCTGTTCTCTCGCCTGCTTGCGGGCTTCCTCGCGCAATTGCTGGTCAACGTGGTTCATCGGGCGTCCATCTGCTGTTCGATCAACCGGAGCTGCAGATCGTAGAAGCTCGGTTCGTTGTCCTGCAGGAGCTTGCGGTTCTCGGGCTTGATGCCGAGGCGCCGCTGGAGCTGCCAAACCTCAAGCTGGTTTTGCTCTTGCTGGGTCATCGGAGCGCGCACCCGACCAGAAAACCGATGGACACCATGCAGACGACCCAGAACGCGGCTTCTTTGAAAGAGCGGGGCATTAGCGAGCCTCCTCGCGAGCGAGAGCTTCGGCCTCGTCGATCAGATCGCCGGTCACGTCCTCGACCAAGCCGCCTTCGACGTGATGGATGAACGAGACGTTCTTGTATTCGCCGGTCTTGAGGCGCGAGACGATTTCGCGGCGGGTGATCTCGGGCTGCACAGTCGCCTCAAGACCGAGCTTGCCGAAATCTTGCATCACAACGAAATAGCTGTGCTGGACCTTGCGGGCTTTCGGCGCGATCGCAGCCAAGATGCCCTCGAAAATCGGATGAACCTGGTTCGTCATTGCAACCCCCGTCGCGCTTCGATCTGATGGATTGCATTGTAACTCCTACTGTCACAGACGCAAGAAGAAAGTGACAGCCACGGTTACAATAATTTTAGCCGTTGTGCCTCAGTGGGTTACAGCTTGAATTTCGGATTTTCCGGCCGTACGGCCGCGTTTTCAGGCTTTGCCGACGGCCCGACGCAGCATATCC